ATGCGTACGCCGCTGCTGTTCTCCAAGATTGAAGTCCGGCGCAAAGACGGGCGCGGCGCCAATTTCGGTCTTGATCTGGTGAGGCTCGACACAGATCATTGGAAAAGCTGGGTTCATGAGCGTTTGCGGTGGCCTGATGATCGCATCGGCGGTTGGCATGTGTTCAAGGGAATAGATGACGACTATTGCCATCAGATCGTGAGCGAAGCGCGATTGAAGCATCCGACCGGCAAGATCGAGTGGGTACAAAGGTCGCGCGCAAATCACTTTCTGGATTGCGAGGCGATGCAGGCGGCGGCCGGCTACTTGTTGAATGTTCAGCGCATTCCCTTGCAATCTAAGGGCCGAGAGCGTACACACGAAGGTGGCAAGGAGCCGGAAATCAAACCCGAGGTTAAAAGCGGACTAGAGGCGCCACCGCCGGCACCACGACAATCGGTGCGCATCAGAGGCGGTAGGCGAGTTATCCGGTCAAGTTATCTCGGGGGCTGACGGAGTTCCGTCATTGCCCATCACACTCAGACAATTTGGCTACATCAGGCCATTCGTGCGGCGTAACGTTCGCACCACGACAGGCACAGCTGGCAGCATCGAGGAGATCGTTAGCAAGATCACGTCGATTAGGACCGTGATCGCGTCTGGTGTTGATAGCGCAGCGTATGGCGATAAGCGCACTGAGTTTCGATCTCTCAATGAATTGCGCGAAATACTGAATGCCTTGGAGGAGGAGCTGGCCGACTTGCTCGGCTATGGCGGGCGCGTGCGCCAAATACGTATGACCAACCAGTGGGACAAGGGCCTGTGATGGGCGCGTTGCGCAACATCCTCTCGGGAAATTGGCGGGCAACGCCAAAGGTGCGCAATGAGTTTGACGGTGGCCGAATGCGGCGGCGCCTCAAGTCGTGGGTGCCGACGCAATATACGATCAACACAATCCTAAGCGCGTCTGGTGATTTGTTGCGCTCGCGTTGTCGAGATGCGATGCGCAATAATGCACACGCCAATGCAGCTTGCGATAGCTTTGTTGCCAACCTGATCGGCACGGGCATCAAGCCGTCGTCGCTGATCAGCGACAATCCCGATTTGCGCGAAGCGGTTATGAATTTATGGCTGGAGTGGACCGACCAGTGCGACGCCGATGGACTGGCTGATTTTTATGGCATGCAAACCATTGTTGCCCGCGCGATATTTGAAGCGGGCGAATGCTTCATTCGTTTCCGGCCGCGCCGCATGGAAGATGGCTACTTGGTGCCGCTACAAATTCAGTTGCTCGAAAGCGAGATGTGCCCATTCGGCAAAAATGAAAAGGCGCCGAACGGTAACTTCATAATGAACGGGATCGAGTTGGACTTCTTGGGTAAGCGCGCGGCCTATTGGTTTTATCCCGTTCACCCCGGCGATATGCCGGTCGAGACAGGCGTCGCAAGCATGACGCCAGTGCGCGTCCCCGCATCGGAGGTGTTACACATTTTCCGATGCACTAGGCCTGGCCAGATGCGTGGTGTGCCTCTCATCACGCCGGCCCTGGTCAGGCTATTTTTCTTGGATCAATACGATGACGCGGAACTGGAGAGAAAACGGATCGCGGCAATGTTTGCCGGTTTCATCACAACGCCTGCGCCGGAAGACGTGATCCCGATTGATGGCATTGATAACAGCGCTGAGCAAGAGAACGTCGCTCTCTCCGGTCTCGAACCGGGAACGATGCAAACGCTGCTGCCCGGCGAAGATATCAAGTTCTCCGATCCCGCCGATGTCGGCGGGTCTTATGAGGCTTATCAGTATAGACAACAGCTCGCCGTGTTTGCTGCGCTTGGCATTCCATACTCCATCTGTACGTCAGACTTGCGACGGGCCAATTACAGTTCCTTGCGTGGCTCGATCGTAGAGTACCGGCGCAAGCTAGAGCAGCTTCAGCACAACATCTTTGTGTTCCAAATGTGTGCGCCGATCTGGCGCCGCTGGATGGACACGGCAGTGTTGGCGGAAGCGATCGACATCGACGCCACTATGTATCTGGCGGATAAGTCGCAATTCACCCGCGCTCGCTGGATACCGCAGCGTAACGATTGGGTCGATCCGCTCAAGGATCGCCAAGCCGAAAAGCTAGCCGTCGATGCAGGCTTCAAGTCGCGCAGCGATGTGATCGAGGCCGAGGGTTTCGACCCTGAAGAGAGCGACAAGCGTATCGCCGCCGATAAGCAGCGCGAGGAAGATTTAGATTTGGTGTTCCCGGTTGTTTACGCGTCGGCCACGCAGCCGCTGGCGCCGAGTGATCAGGCGGCGCAGGACGCGGCCGACCAGGCGGCGCAAGAAGCGGCAGACCAGGCGGCGGCCGAGCAGGCGGATCAGGCAGATAGCGCAGCATAGGAGAGGCGATCATGCGCCAATGGTTCACGATGAAGGCCGCAGACGACAAGAGCGCCGAAATTGTCATCTATGACGAAATCGGTAAATCGTTCTGGAATGAGGAAGCGGTGAGCGCCAAATCGTTTCTAGATGATCTGAATGCGCTTGGCGATGTGGATACGATTACGCTGCGGATCAATAGCCCAGGCGGCGACATTTTCGATGGCGTGGCGATCCACAACGCCATTAAAAATCACAAGGCGAAGGTAACAGCGCACGTCGATGGCATTGCCGCGTCGGCCGCATCCTACATCGCCATGGCTGCCGATAGGATCGTGATGCCGGCGAATGCCTTCATGCTGATACACGGCGCCAGCGGTTTCGTCTTCGGTAATGCCGATGATATGCGCGAGACAGCGGCCGACCTAGATCGCGTGGACAAGTCCATCACCGCGACCTACGTGGCGAGGTCAAAATCCACCACGGCAAAAATCAAAGCGATCATGAAAGAGGATCGCTTGATGGATGCGGCCGAGGCCAAAGACCTCGGGCTCGCCGATGAAGTGACCAAAGAAGTCAAGATGGCTGCGACGTTCTCGCTGCGCTTGCTACCGAAGCCGGCGGCAGAGCGATTGCTTGCCGAGACAGGTGCCGGACAGGGGCCCCCGCTTCCCTCCGGTGCGGCGCCTGGGGAGCCGGGAGAGCACACACCCGCTCCCCCGGCTCCGCCTGTGGAGGAGCCTACGACACCGGAGCCGGTGCGCGCGGTCAAGGTGGTGGACCTTGGTGCCGCTAAAACCGAAGGCATCGAGGAGCATAAGGCGTATGTGTCACAAGTGACTGACCTATGCACGCTTGCGAGTGCACCAGAGCGCGTCGGCAGCTATGTGCGCGCCAGTACACCGATCGAACAGGTGCGCAAGGAATTGTTAGACATGCGGGCGCAGGCGGCGGTGCTGACACAGCATCCGGTGGTGCCGAAGGTATCGCCAGCAGAGACATGGGGGAAAATCACCGACAAGCTAAACTCGCGAGTGAAGACGAAAGGAGTTTAATATGTCCCAGTTTCCTGTGCAGACTGAGAAAGCCCATCCGACAGAGTTCGTATTGTCGGAGGCGGCAGGCCAGCGTTCGCGTGACAATGGCTATCTGGCAGACCCGACCACGCTGCGACCGGGGCAGTTGCTGACGGCTGGCGCCGCCGCCACCACGGATAGGCCGCAGACCTTTACGATTGCGGCGACTGGTGCCAACGCGCATGCAATCGCGCTCTATGGCGGCCAGTCAGTTCCCGTTGATGGTTTGCGTGTCGCGGTCCTTACACGCGATGCCGAGGTCAATGGTCGGCTACTAGACTGGGGCACCTTGTCTACAGCCGAGCAAGTAACCGCCGTCGCTACACTGGCGACCAAGGGCATCATTGTCCGCTTCTAAAGAAGCGTCAAAGCCGATAGGCAGAGTTAGGAAAGGGATCGGAAAATGTTGGACATCTTTCGCAGCGATGCTTTCGGCTTAGTGCCGCTAACAATCGCGATCAATAATCTCAAATTTGTGCCTGGGTACATTTCCAGCACGGGACTATTCACCGAGACGTCAACGAGCGCAACATCGGTGGCGATCGAGGAAAAGAACAATGTCTTGACCTTGGTGGCGCCAACGCCGCGTGGCGGTCCTGGGCATACTATGCCGAAACTTCGCCGCTCGCTGCGTCTGATCTCGGTCCCACACTTTGAGATCAACGATGCGATCATGGCCGAGGAAGTGCAGGGCGTGCGGCCATTCGGGGAAGAGAGCGGCACCGAAAGCGTGATGACCAAGGTTGGCGAGCGCATGCAGGCTGCCGGTCAATCGCTTGAGTATACGCAAGAACATGCGCGTGTTGGTGCGGTCAAAGGCGTGATCACATATGCCGATGGCACGACGACGGACATCTACGCTGAGTATGGTTTGACTGTGCCGGCCGAGACAGACATGAACCTTGATGCGGCCACGGCCGATGGTTCGGTGCGCCAGGCATGCGCCACAATCGTGCGCTCGATGGGAACGGCGCTCGATGGGCAATCGTTTACTGGCGTCGAGGCGATCTGCGGTGATCAGTTCTTCGATGCGCTGATCAAGAACGCGGAAGTGCGGCAGACCTATTTGAATTATCAAGGCGCGGCCGATCTACGCAGTGGTTATGTATCCGGCGGCCAAGCCTGGGCATCGTTCCCGTTCGGCGGCATCCTGTGGACAAACTATCGTGGCAATGCGCTGGGAGCACCGATGGTGGAGACGGCGAAAGCTTATCTCTACCCGACCGGAGTGCCTGATCTGTTCCGGACTGTGTTTGCACCGGCCGACTATGTCGAGACCGTGAACACCATGGGCAAGCCGCGCTACGTCAAGCAATACCCGATGCCCAACGATAAGGGCATTCATATGGATACGCAGATGAATGCGCTCAATTGGTGCACGCGTCCATATGCCTTGCAGCGCGCCAAGTTGACATAAGGGGGACGCAATGTCGGTAAGCTATCGGGCGTCGCTTCAAACGACGCGAATGACATCGGTCTTGACCGACATCGATAACAATGCCTCGCCCGCTACGCTCGAAATTTGCACGGCGGCCTATGCGGCGGTGTTGGTCTCCATTCCGTTGTCAAAACCGAGCTTCAGTGTCGGCGGCGCACCACCCAACTGTGCGCTCACAATGCTCGGTGTGCCGAAGAGTGCCAACGCGACCGGCACAGGTACGGCGGCGG